GGGCAGCGACTAACGGCATATCAGGATGGTGTCGGCATCTGGACAATCTGTGGCGGGGTGACAATGGTCAACGGCCAGAAGGTTGTGAAGGGCCAGCGACTGACTGCCGAGCAGTGCAAGCAGATTGACGCAGCCGAACAGAAGAAGGCGCTGGATTGGGTAGACCGCAACATCAAAGTGACGCTGACCGAGCCGCAGAAGGTCGGGATCGCCTCATTCTGCCCGTGGAACATTGGCCCCAGCAAATGCTTCACTTCGACGTTCTACAAAAAACTGAATGCCGGTGATCACCATGGTGCATGCCGAGAGATCCGCCGCTGGATATTTGACGGTGGTCGGGATTGCCGCATTCGTTCGAACGGCTGTTATGGGCAAATTATAAGACGTGACCAAGAGGCAGAGCTCGCTTGCTGGGGATTAGACAAATGAGCAAGGCAACGGGAGCTGTCGCACTTGTGTTTTTGCTTATCAGCATTGCTCTGGCTCAACTGGCGTTCTACTTCCACGGTAACGCGGTAAAGGCTGGTGAGCAGGTTAAACAGATGCAAAGCGATAACAGCCTGCAGGCGGCAACAATCGCCACGCAGGCGTTTCAGTTCCATCGCGCCAATGCAATCAGCACCGCAGCAAGCCAGTACGGCATCACCACCGATGCGGCCACTCAGGGGAAAGAAATTGAATACCGTACGATCCTCAAGAATCAGCCGACGTGTGACCTGGCTGTTCCCGCTGCTATTGCTGGTGGGCTGCTCAACTACACGCACCGTTTACGTTCCCGCGCAATGCCAGTCGATACCGGCGACGCTGACACAACCGGTACTGGCCCCACTACCACCGGCACGCTGACATACTGCCAGGCTGTATTGTGGATTGACCCTCTGCTGGCGGCGCTCGATAAGGCGAATAACCAGCTGCTTGAAATTCGGCGGCTCGATGAGGAAAAACAGGATGGAAAACAATTTGCACGGTAGTGATGAAGATTGTGGTGAATCGTGGGCGACGGGAAGTTTCGAAGATGCAGCCAGACCCTTAATCGAGTGGTTGGCAGAGAACAGACACTCGCACTACACAGCTATTGTCACCGGCACCCGCGCTGAGCTGCTAGAAGGGCAATCAGTGGTCGCTACGGGAGTGTACATGAAGAAGGTGGCTGACCGGTTGCGGGGTTTATAAAATTCTGCAAAAGGCATTCACCGAGTGCCTTTGACAGAATAAACACCATGAATTCCCATGCAGTGGTCAACAGCCGCTCCGGGGCTATATCCAACGAACCAGCAGGAAGTTCTATATGAGCGAAGCTAAACCGCAAGATGGCAGCACCGTGAAGGGATACCGTACCCTGACCGCCGACGATATCGCGCAAATGAATGAACTGAAAGAAATCAGTCGTAATTTTTGCGAGCAACTCGACCTCGAACGCACACACCTCTCGCTGGAGGTGGTAGAGGCTGGCTCCCCGGAAGATGCCAGCCGCAGTGAGGCAATGCGCTGCCTGGCTATCGCCCGCACCAAGATGCAGGAAGCTTGCATGTGGGGCTGTCGTGCGGTGGCTCGTCCGGATGCGGATTGTTAATAGGCATTACAGGTGGCCTTTGCGAGGGTCATCGATAATGCACAATAACCAAAGCCATCACCCTGCACCTACCGCGCACCCAGCGCATCGGCAGGCTGGTGGGTTTTGTTTCCATGTCATTAAATGATAATCATTATCAAAAGGTACTCCCGAGGGGGGGCCCCTGCCACGGGGCGGCGGACTCGCGGAAAGCGGCTAGTTTTCGGATTTTCATGCTGTCGGCAGCAGGTGTTATAACTATTTGAAATATAGAAATAAAAACGTATTTCAGGTGACAAACCTTTAAACCTACTGTCATCTGACCAGCTTGCAACCCTTTGAGTTAACGAAATAAATCGTGACTTCACCTGACAACGTGAGGTGTCAATGTCCAATATCAGCAATCTGGGGGACGCCTACAACTGGAGCGTAGCGAAGATTGCTGAGGCTTTTGGGCTGAACCGCGGCACGGTAAGAAAGCGGCTGCTTGAAGCCAATACGCCGATCGCCGATACGGTGAGAGGCAACCCAGTTTATGCCCTGAAAGATGTGGGGCCGGTGTTGTTCGGTGTGAGTGTACCTGGCGATATCGATGATATTCAAAACCCTGAAAAGATGGGGCCGAAAGACCGCAAGGACTGGTACCAGTCTGAAAACGAGCGTATCAAGCTGGAAGAATCACTTAAACAGTTGCTACCGGCGTCAGAGGCCCATCGTGAAATGGCATTACTGGTTAAAGGCATTTCTCAGGTGCTTGATACCTGGCCAGATAAGTTAGAGCGTGACCGAGGTTGGCGGCCTGATCAAATAGCCGAGGCACAGGTCGCAATAGATGAAATGCGGGAAATGTTGGCGGCGGAAGTTATGACGATTGAGGATGGCGACGATGACAGTTAATTGTTACGCATCGGCCAGCGCCTTGCGTCGTGAAGTTGCCACTTTGCTGAAGCCCCCCCGGCGTATGCCTGTGGCGGAAGCAGTGACAAAATATATGCGGGTACCGATGGGGGCGGGGAGTTCTCTTCCTTGGGATCCAACCCTAACCCCCTATATAATTGAGCCGATGAACTGCCTGGCTTCACGGGAATATGATGCGGTGGTGTTTGTTGGTCCTGCGCGTACGGGAAAAACGGTGGGGTTAATCGACGGCTGGATCGTTTATACCATTGTTTGTGACCCTGCAGATTTCCTGTTGATACAGATGACAGAAGAAAAAGCCCGCGAACATTCGAAAAAGCGTCTCGACAGGACTTTTCGTGTCAGTAAAAAGGTGGCTGAACGTCTTAGCCCACGAACAAATGACAATAACGTCCATGACAAAACATTCCGGGCCGGCAACTACCTGAAGATCGGCTGGCCGTCGGTCAACATCATGTCTTCTTCGGATTATCGTTTTGTAGCCCTGACGGATTATGACCGCTGGCCAGACGATATTGATGGGGAAGGCGATGGGTTCACGCTGGCATCCAAGCGTACCACCACTTTTATGTCTTCAGGTATGACGCTGGTTGAAAGTTCCCCAGGGCGGGAGATCAACGGTAAATGGCGACAAACCTCTCCGCACGAAGCGCCGCCAACCACCGGGATTTTGTCTTTGTATAACCGTGGTGATCGTCGTAGTTGGTACTGGCCGTGTCCGCATTGCGGCGAATATTTCCAGCCATCGAAATCTAACATGACGGGATTCCGAGAACATACGGATCCGGTGATTGCCAGCGAAGCAGCTTATCTTCAATGTCCCCACTGCGCGGGCCGGGTAGACGCCAACCAAAAGCGAGAGCTTAACGGGCGGGGGGTATGGCTAAAGGACGGTGAAAAGATAAGGGCCAATGGGGAAAGGTACGGTGACGTTCGGCGGTCACGTATCGCGTCATTTTGGATGGAAGGGCCCGCTGCCGCATATCAGACCTGGGCGCAGCTGGTTTACAAATTACTGACGGCTGAACAAACATTCGAAGCCACTGACAGTGAAGAAACGTTGAAAGCGGTTATCAACACTGACTGGGGCTTGCCATATTTGCCGAGGTCAGCCTCTGAGCAGCGAAAGTCAGATGCACTGATGGCCAGGGCGGAGGAGATCACCAAACGTGCTGTACCAGATTGCGTTCGTTTCCTTGTTGCAACGGTAGACGTTCAGGGTGGGAAAAATCGCCGGTTCGTTGTTCAAATCATGGGTTACGGTGCTCACGGGGAACGCTGGCTGGTGGACCGTTACAACATCAGGCAGTCGATGCGATTTGACAAGAACGGTGAAAGCCTGCCGATTGATCCTGCCGCTTATCTTGAAGATTGGGATCTGCTGCGAACTGATGTGCTGGACAAAGCCTGGCCGTTGGATAAAAACCCCGACATCAAAATGCCGGTGCTGGCCATGGCTGTGGACTCCGGCGGTGAGGACGGTGTCACGGGTAATGCGTACGAATTCTGGCGTAAGTGCCGCCGTGATGGGGTGCATAAACGGGTTTATCTCTTCAAGGGGGACAGCCAGGCCCGTAGCAAGTTGATCAGTAAAACATTCCCCGATAACACAGGCCGTTCCAACCGGCGTGCGGAGGCACGCGGAGATGTGCCGTTATATCTACTGCAGACTAATGCCCTAAAAGACCGGATAAATAATGCGCTATTACGTAATACGGCAGGGCCGAATTATGTGCATTTTCCTGATTGGATCGGTGAATGGTTCTATGACGAGCTGACGTATGAAGAACGCGGGCCAGATGGTAAGTGGAAGAAGCCTGGCCGTGGTGCTAACGAGGCATTTGACCTTATGGTCTATGCCCATGCGTTGGTGATATTGCGTGGCTACGAGAAGATCAAATGGGAAAAACCGCCCCCTTGGGCGCAACCCTTTGAAATGACTGAAAGCTCAACTCCATCACCCACACCTGTACCCCTTGCCACATCTGAAAGATTAACTGAACAAAAAGACACCGCAGCCCCTGAAAGTAAACCTTCAGCGTGGGCACCCATTAATTCATCCGGAGGGTGGGTATGAATCAGGCTGATATCGAAAACATGATCCAGCGCTATCTGGACGCAGAAACATCAGTATTGGAGGGAAAGTCGATCACGTTTAACGGCCAATCCATGACGATGGAAAATCTGTCAGAAATTCGCAAAGGCAGAGAGTCCTGGGAACGGCGGTTGACGAGTTTGACCGCGACGCGCCGCGGACGGCCGATGTACAAAGTGGCGAGGTTCCCATGAGTTTTATCGATGATGTGATCGGCATCATTTCCCCTGGCTGGAAAGCGGGAAGGTTGCAAGCTCGCTATAAGATTGCTGCTTATGAAGCGGTGATGCCGACACGAACACATAAGGCTCGTCGGGAGAACCGCAACGCCAATCAGCTGACACAGTTTGGTGGGCGCTCTTTGCGCGAGCAGGCTCGTTGGCTGGACAACAACCATGATCTGGTGATCGGCTTGCTGGACAAGATGGAGGAGAGGATTGTCGGTGCCAGAGGGATCATTGTTGAACCTCAGCCATTATTGCTAACGGGAGCAGTGGCGGACGATCTGGCTAAAGAAATCCGTGCTGCCTGGGCGGAATGGTCTGTGGCGCCCGAAGTCACTGGCCAATATACCCGCCCGGTGATGGAGCGGTTACTGGCTCGAACCTGGCTGCGCGACGGTGAAGTGTTCTGTCAGATGGTTCAGGGGAAAGTCCCCGGACTCACTCCGCAGGCAGGGGTGCCATTCTGGCTGGAGGCGCTGGAGCCCGATTTCGTGCCTCTGGATAGCAATGACAGCGGAAAAGGTTTGTGCCAGGGGATTTTCCTCAATGCCTGGGGACGACCAATCAAGTACCAGGTGCATAAATCACTTACCACATCGGGTATAGCGTTGGGTGATACAAAGGAAATCAACGCCGACAACATGTTGCACCTAAAGTTTGTGCGCCGACTTCACCAGATCAGGGGCAACAGCTTGCTGTCCGGCATCCTTATCCGTCTCAGTGCGCTGAAGGATTACGAAGATGCAGAACTGACAGCAGCACGTATTGCAGCGGCACTTGGCATGTACGTTAAAAAAGGTGATGGCCAGTCGTATCCAGAAAGCGAAGACAAGGAGGAGCGGGAAATGGATATCGTGCCGGGCATGCTCTTTGATGGGCTACAGCCTGGTGAAGATATCGGCATGATCAAATCCGATCGCCCCAATCCAAATCTTGAAAACTTTCGAAATGGGCAGTTGCGAGCGGTATCTGCAGGCAGCCGTGGTAGTTACTCCAGCATCGCACGGGACTATAACGGTACCTACTCATCCCAACGGCAAGAGCTGGTGGAGTCATTCGAAGGCTACAACATCCTTCAAGACTCATTTGTGGCGGCCATTTCCCGTCCGAATTACCGAAACTGGCTGCAGATGGCGATTACCTCTGGCGTGATAAAAACGCCGGCTGATCTCGACATGAAATCACTTTTTAACGCCGTGTACAGCGGCCCGGTGATGCCGTGGATTGACCCGTTGAAAGAGGCTAACGGCTGGAAAGTGCAGGTGCGAGGTGGTGCGGCTACAGAAAGCGATTGGATACGCTCTCGAGGTGCCAACCCGTCGGAGGTTAAACGCCGGCGCAAAGCTGAAATTGACGAAAACAACAAGCTGGGGCTGGTGTTTGATACCGATCCCGCCAACGACAAAGGAGGCACCAGTGCCGAAGCAACGAAACAGGACGAATCGTCGTCCGAAAGCGAACGCCGGAAGAAATAACTCCTGGTTCCGCATGCAGGCCAAGGCCAACAGCGCCGCCGATATCTACATCTATGACGAGATCGGTTACTGGGGGATCACTGCTAAGCAGTTTGTTAAAGACCTGCAGGCCTTGGGCGATATCACCCAAATTAATCTGCATATCAACTCCCCTGGCGGCGATGTTTTTGACGGTATCGCCATTTTTAATGCACTGAAAAACCATGGCGCCGCGATTACTGTGCATATTGATGGCCTGGCGGCCTCGATGGCTTCAGTAATCGCGATGGTCGGAAACCCCGTCATCATGCCCGAAAACACCATGATGATGATCCATAAGCCCTGGGGCTTCGCCGGTGGCGATGCCAATGACATGCGGGATTACGCTGACTTGCTGGATAAGGTCGAGAACGTATTGATCCCGGCCTATGTGGCCAAAACAGGAAAGTCGGCGGAAGAAGTTGCCGCCATGCTTGATGATGAAACCTGGATGGATGGCAAAGAATGCCTTGCTTTAGGTTTCGCTGATCAGGTCACCCCCTCTCTGCAGGCCATGGCCTGTATTCATTCCAAACGCATTGAGGATTTTGAAAAAATGCCAAATTCTATCCGTAACCTGATCACTCCACCACGCAACAGCACCACTCCGGCGCCGCAGCCTGCACCACAACCAGCACCGACCGCTCCAGAAAATAGTGTGGATGCCGCCACGATCCGTGCACAAGTGTTGGCAGAACAAAAGGCCCGTGTGACTGATATCAATAACCTGTTCGCCATGTTTGGTGGCAAGCATCATGAGCTACAGGCGAGTTGCATCGCTGATATTGATTGCACTGTCTCCGCAGCAAAAGACAAATTGCTGGAAATGCTGGGTGAAGGGACGACTCCATCAGACAAAGCAGCGATCGGCGCACAAGCGCATATCAGTAACGGGAACATTGTTGGCGATGGTGTACGCCAGATGTTGATGGCCCGGGCCGGTTATGAAGAACGTGATAACAGCAACGCCTATAACGGTATGACGTTGCGCGAGTTGGCACGTATGTCGCTGACCGAGCGAGGGATCAGCGTTTCGACGTTAAACCCGGTTCAAATGGTCGGTCTGGCGCTGACGCATAGCACCTCCGACTTTGGCAATATCCTGCTGGATGTGGCGAACAAGTCGATTCTTCAGGGCTGGGAAGAAGCAGATGAAACATACGAGCAGTGGACCAAGAAAGGCCAACTGTCCGACTTTAAAACCGCGACTCGCGTTGGGCTGGGTGGGTTCCCTTCGTTGCGCCAGGTGCGTGAAGGTGCCGAGTACAAGTATGTAACCACCGGCGATCGCGGTGAGAAAATTGCGCTGGCCACCTATGGTGAGATTTTCTCTATCACCCGCCAGGCCATCATTAACGACGATCTCAACCAACTGACAGATGTGCCGATGAAAATGGGCCGTGCTGCAAAGGCAACGATCGGGGATCTGGTATACGCCGTCTTGGTGGATAACAAAGCCATGTCGGACGGTAAAAAATTGTTCAGTGCAGACCATAAAAACATGACCACCGGCGCTATTGACGTCGCAAACCTGGATAAAGCCCGCCAGTTGATGCGTACGCAAAAAGAGCCGACTACCGGTCGCACGTTGAACATTCGCCCGGCATTCCTGCTGGTGCCGACCGCTCTTGAGACGATTGCCAACCAGACAATCAAGTCGGCCAGCGTGAAAGGGGCAGATATCAATGCTGGTGTTAACAACCCGATCCAAAACTTTGCCTCAATAATTGGCGAACCGCGCCTTGACGATGCCGATCCAGCAGCCTGGTATCTGGCATCAGCCAAGGGTAGCGACACTATTGAGGTTGCGTATCTCAACGGTGTTGATGTTCCTTATATCGATCAGATGGAAGGTTTCAACACCGATGGCATCGCGACCAAGGTGCGCATTGACGCCGGTGTGGCCCCGATTGATCACCGTGGCCTGACTTATTCGTCCGGTAAATAAGCCAGCCTCGCAAAACATGACAGCCCTGACGGGCTTTTTTTATACCTGAAATCCGGCCCTTTCGGGGCCGTATGGAGCGTTTCAAATGGCTACGAACTTCGTGCAAAACGGCAACACCATCGCTATCACGGCCACAGCGAATATCGCCAGTGGCGCCGCGGTAATTGTAGGGGACCTGGTCGCTGTGGCGATCACTGATATCGCCAGCGGCCGCACCGGTGATGGATTTGTCTCAGGGGTGTTTCAACTGCCTAAATTGGCGGCAGATGTAATTCCGGCAGGCAAAAAGGTGTTTATCAAAGATGGTGTGGTGCAGTTGGCAGCGGCGGACGGTGTGGCTGCCGGCTATGCCTGGGAAGCTGCGGCAAAAAACGTCACTGTGATTGCGGTAAAAATCAATGGCTAACCCGTTTGACAGGATGGCCGCGCGGATGGACAGCGTCACACAATCCCGGCTCGGCAAGCCTGTCATGCTGAATGGCGCGCCTCATGTTGTAGTAGAGGCCCATTTTTTACCAGAGCTGCAGGCGGTCAGTGGGGACGGTATTTCGCTGGTAGTGTTCACCGAGGGATACCGGCCCCGACGTAATGATCCGGTGGAGTTTGACGGGAAAACCTACATCGTGACGCGTTACCAGCTCTTCAACGGTAAGCCGCACATCTGGATTGAATAGGGGAGCAGCCATGAAAGGCATTGAACAGGCCATTCGTAATCTGAACACCCTCAGCAAGTCTATGGTGCCGCGCGCGACGGCGCAATCGCTAAACCGCGTGGCTGGGCGGGCAATCAGTCGAAGTTCCAAGCTGGTGGCCGAAGATGTACGGGTGCAACAGAAACTCATCAGGCAGCGTGCCCGATTGCGTAGGGCCAGCGCCGAACAAAACCCACCGCGTGCGACGCTCTCGATCAACAGAGGTAACTTGCCAGCGATCAAGTTGGGGGCGGCACGCATGCAGCTTTCCCGCCGCATTGGGTTTGTGGGTAAGCAGGGCAGCGTGTTGAAGATTGGGCGCTATACCTTCCGCAACGCATTTATACAGCAGTTGGCCAACGGTCGGTGGCATGTAATGAGGCGTGTCGGCCGGTCACGATATCCGATCGAGGTTGTCAAAATCCCATTGGTGACACCGCTAACCAAAGCCTACCAGGAAGAGACGCGGCGTTTGCTGGAAACTGATATGGGCAAGGAAATGGGTTATGCCCTGAAAAACCAGCTGCGGCTTTATCTTGTGAGGAAAATTGGATGATTAAGCATGCGGAGATCCGCAATGCGGTACTGGACCGTTGCCGCGCAACAATCACCGGAGATGTGACCTATTTTGACGGCCGTCCTGCGTTCGTCGATGAGAACGATTTGCCGGCAGTGGCCGTATTTCTTGATGATGCACGTTATACGGGCGCATCGATGGATGAGGACAGTTGGCGCGCCGTATTGCATGTCGTGGTGTACCTCAAAGCGAGCCAACCTGATGCGGCACTGGATCAGTGGGTAGAAGAGAAAATCTATCCTGTCCTTAATGATATTCCTGATATGGCCAGCCTGGCAGAAACCATGGTTCCCGTGGGTTACGACTACCAACGGGATGATGAAATGGCCACCTGGGGCGCCGCCGATCTTTCCTACCAACTGACCTATACCATGTAAGGAGCCTGATAATGGCAACTCCAAACCCTTTGGCGCCCGTAAAAGGCGCCGGGACAACTTTTTGGCTTTATACGGGCAATGGCGATCCGTACAGCAACCCGCTCAGTGATGATGGGTGGACGCGTCTGGCGAAAATCAAGGAACTGCAGCCGGGTGAAATCACGGCTGACTCTTATGACGACAGCTATCTCGATGATGAAGACGCTGACTGGAATGCCACCGCACAGGGGGCGAAGTCCGCTGGTGAGGCCAACCTGACGTTAGCGTGGAAGCCCGGCGAAACCGGCCAGCAAGGCCTGGTAGCGTGGTTCCATTCCGGGGAGGTACGTGGTTACAAGATCAAGTACCCGAATGGCGCCGTTGATGTGTTCAAGGGCTGGGTAAGCAGCCTGGGTAAAACCGTGACTGCCAAAGAGGTGATCACCCGCTCTATCAAGGTGACCAATACCGGGCGGCCGTACATTGCCGAAGACGGCGATTCACCAGTCGTGCCAGTCACTGGTGTGACCGTCGCGCCGACCACCGCAAACGTTGCAGTTGGGGCGACGGTGGACTTGACCTTTAACGTTCTGCCTGCCAATGCAACTGATGCCGGTTTGCGTGTGAGTACCTCAGCGCCGGCGACGGCCACGGTAACTCAAAATGGCAATGTGGCCAAAGTGAAAGGGGTAAAAGCCGGCACCGTGGACATCATCGGGATGACAAACGATGGCCTGCTGGTGGCCATTGCCAAGATTACCGTAGCCTAATTTTAATGCACCGCCCCGCGAGGGGCGTTTTTTATTGGTGGATTTATGCTGAACAAAGACACGTTTGAATATGCCGATCAGAAGGTCGAGATTAGCGAACTTTCAGGATTGCAACGTATTGATTACCTTTCATTTATTAAGACAGTGGCAGATGAATACGACGCACTTCCAGAAGAAACCAGTGATTCTGATCGAAATATCGCTTTTACAACAATGCAATTGCGCATTAACGCCTGGTTGGTGGCCGCATCGCTTTGGCATAGTGATAAAAAACAAAATGTTGAAACACTGCGACAGGCTGTGTTGGAAGACTGGTCCGGCGCGGCGATTGGCGGATGCAGCCAGAAGGTCCTGGTGCTAAGCAATATGATACCGGCCCAGGTTGAATCTTCAGATACCGATAAACACGCCCTCCCAGAGACAGAGGAAGACCTTACCCCGGAAAAGCCCTAGCCTCCGAAATCCACTTTGCCATGCGTCTTGCACGCGAGTTTAAGCGGCCGGACTGGCGACGGATGCTTTCAGAGATCAGCGCGACGGAGCTGGGCGAGTGGGCTGGATATTACCGGGAAAACCGCTTTTCTGACGCTTTGCTTGATGCTGAGTTCTCTTCACTCAAAGCAACCATGGTGGCTCTGTTTACGTCCGGCGACGAAGAAATTTATCCCGGTGATTTCAGCATATTAACCTCACCCGAGCCGGAAACAGAACAAACAGATGATGAACTGATGTTGATCGGGGAGGGGATTTTCGGAGGGGTACGCTATGGCGGAACAGATTGCTGATCTTGTCGTCAATTTGGATGCAAACACGGTCTCTTTTCAGGAGCAGATGGGCCGCGTTGAGCGGCAGTTACTCGAGTCAAGCCGAAAGGCGGATGTGTCTACCGATCGTATGCGTCGCTTGGCAGAACGCCAGGCAGCAACGATCAGTGGGATAGCTGAAAATAGCGCCGGTGCCACCACGAAGATGCAGGCCAGCCAGGCTGTTGCCGTGGATGGCATGAAAGGGAAATGGTCTGAGGCATCGCGGGCCGTCGATGAAACCCATCAACGTATCGCGGAGCTCAGTGCCAGGCTGCGTGAAGAGCAGCAGCAATCGCAGGTTACCGGGGATGCACAGGATCGCCTGACCGCGTCTTTTTTCCGTCAGATCGATGCAGTAAAGGGAACCGAAAACAGCCTGCAAGAGCTCCGTGTGATTCAGGAGCAGATCCGGGTTGCCAGGGCATCAGGCAATATTACACAGGGGGATTACCTCTCTCTGGTGACAGAAACGGCGACAAAAGAGCGTGCACTGGCACAGGCAGAGCGTGCCGCAGCTCAGGCCAAAGACGATTACCTGCAGAAGCTTCGTGAACAGGTTGCTTTGCAGGGGAAAACCGCATCACAGATTCAGGAGTACAAAGCGGCGCAATTGGGTGTTTCTCAACAGGCAGCACCGCTGATTGCCAAGATGCGCGAACAGGAGGATGCCTGGAAACGCGGTGCGATTTCGGCTGGCCAATATCGCATGGCGATGCGCCAATTGCCGATGCAGATCACCGACATCACTACCTCGCTGGCGTCTGGTGCTCCAATATGGCTGGTGGCCATTCAGCAAGGTGGCCAGATCAAAGATAGCTTTGGTGGCGCCGGTAATGCGCTAAAAGCAATGCTCAGTCTGTTAACGCCGGCACGGTTGCTTATTGGTGGTACTGCCGCGTTAATGGGGTTGCTCGCTTATGATGCCTACGACAGCAGCACGCGGATCGCCGATCTTAACCGTGAGCTTGTTCGGACTAATGGTGTTTCCGGGTTAACGAAGCAGGGGCTGCAGGATTTAGTCTATCAAGGCACGGCTGCCGGGCAGTCTTTTACTGCTGTGACCGATTCTTTGAAGGCGCTGATCGCAGCCGGTGCCACGTCCGGTACCAACTTTTCACAGGTGAGTCAGGCTATCGCCGCCTATTCCAAAGAAAGTGGCGAAGGGCTGGATGTGTTGGCCGGCAAGTTTACCGCGATAGCCAAGGATCCCAGCCAGGGCATTTTGGCGCTGAATGAAAGCCTGCATTTCCTGACGGCAGAACAGTACGCCAACATCCGCTCGCTTGAGGAACAAGGGCGGCAAATGGATGCCGTGAAATTGGCCTCAGATCTTGCGGCTGATGCGATGCATGGTGCCGCAGTGAAGATGAAAACCGAACTTTCCTCGGTTGAATCTTACATGCGAACACTGAAGGATATGGCTGGCGGCATGTGGGATGCCATCACGGGTGTTTTCCGTGACAAGACGGCCGGGGAAGCTACCGCCGAATTGCAATCCCGCGCGGCAAGTATTCAGGCGCAGATCGCAAACTCTGAGCGGACTGGCTATAACCAGAAGAACGGCAAGCTGCAAGCCTGGCGCGAAGAGCTGGATTTGCTCAATTTCCAGCTTGATGCCTTAAGTCTGCGCCGCGGTGCGGAGAAGGGTATTCAAACCATAGGCCAGCAGCAAAAGGAAAACGAGCAAGAACGCTTACGCCTTGCGCAGCAGCAGGATGCCCTGGCTACCACGCTGCAGACCAAGGAAGAAAAGCGCAAAAAGCTGATTGACCAGACAAATGAAGCTTTTAATCAAGGGCTTATCAAGTCTACAGCTGCGCGCGATAAGCAAATAAAACGGATTAACGAACAGTTCAAGGATCCAAAGACTGCCAAAGGACCACAATACCGCACACCTGCCGGTGAACGGGCGACAGATAGTACGCAGTCAGAGATGTTGGCTCTGCAGACTCAATTGCAGGTACTACGCCAGCACAGTGGGCTGAATGACACGATAAGCCAGCAGCGCAAGGACCTATGGAAAGCTCAAGCGCAGTTCATTGTATTGGAGGAGGCGGCTGGTAAGCGTCAGCTATCCGCACAGGAAAAATCTCTGTTATCCAGTAAGGATAAAGTACTGGCGTTGGCGGAACAGAAAGCCGCGCTCGGCGATCAAATCGCTCAGCAGGAACGGATCAACAAACTGCAGGACGCCTCGACCAAATATGTCACCCAAATGGCCGAGAAGCAGCAGGCGCTGCAGCGCAGTGCCGGCTTGGGGGATCGTGCCGCCCAGCGTGAAAGCACCTTTGCTCAACTGAGCCAGGGATGGCAAAACCAGGGAGGGAGCCTGGACGATGCAGGTTATAAGCGTCAGTTGCAGGCCGCACAGGATTATTATGCAGCGGAGGACAAGTTACGAGGCGACTGGATGGCCGGCGCTTCGTCTGCCTGGAGCAATTATCAGGATCAGGCGTCGGATACCGCCGGTATGACCAAGTCTCTTTTCACGGGTGCTTTTTCGGGTATGGAGGATGCTCTAACGTCCTTTGTGACGACGGGTAAAGCAGGATTTAAATCGTTCACCGTATCTATTCTGGCGGATCTGGCCAAAATTGCGTTGCGAATGGCGTTGAGTCAAGGCTTACAAAGTCTTTTCGGGGCCTTTAGTGGCGGTGCTGGTAATAATCCAGGGGCGGTACCGATGTTTGCTAACGCCAAAGGCGGCGTCTACTCGTCTCCGTCGCTGAGCGCATACAGCGGGCAGGTTGTGAGCCAGCCGACATTCTTCGCGTTTGCCAAGGGCGCCGGGGTGATGGGTGAGGCGGGCGCCGAGGGGATATTGCCCCTTAAGCGCGGTCCAGATGGGCGTTTGGGCGTCAGTGTTTATGGTGGTGCGGCTTCAGGTGCTACCGGCGCTGCGCCGCAAGTAAATATCAAAATCGCGGATAATGGTCAGTCATCGCAACAGCAAACGACGCCAGGATTGGAATCGTTTGGTGCTGATATCGGTAATTATGTGGCGAAAAAATACCGTGAGTTGAGGGATAAGGATCTTAGACAAAACGGCGTGTTAAATCAGGCTATTCGCGGCGGGAGGGGGTAATGGCACAACTTAAAACATTCTATTTCCCTCCGCGCTATGGTGCGGCTGGGGAATTTGAACCGGTTGTTCGGGAAGTGCAGTTTGGTGATGGCTACAGGCAGGTGACCGGCGATGGAATCAACAGCGAAAAGGAAAGCTGGCCATTAACGTTTTCTGGTCCCTGGAAATTTGTCGAACCGATCGTGGCATTTTTGCGTGAACATAACGGGTACCGTTCATTCCAGTGGCGTAATCCACTGTATCAGCTGGGGCTCTACAACGCAGGGGCCTTTACCCTAACGCCCACTTTTGCCAACGCTCAGGGCCGTAATTACACCCTGACGGTTACTTTCACCCGCGCTAATCATCCGTAGGAATAATCATGTCAATCAATGCAGATCTCCAGCTTCTACGGCCGGGGAGCAAGGTTTTTTTGTTCCATGTGGATGGCAGTATGTTCGATGGTCCTGAACTGTTTTTTCATAACTATCCGATCCCGTATACAGAAGCGGAGCTGGTTGCCGCCGGCAGCGATCCGAACTTGCTGCCGGCGAAATCTATCTGGTGGCAGGGGCAGGAGTACAAGCCGTGGCCGGTGGAAGCAACAGGTTTCGAAGTCACCAGCGATGGTAGCGCACCGACGCCCATGTTGAGCGTAGCAAACCTGGATGGAACTATATCGGCTATGTGTCTGGCCTACCAAAACATGGCACAGTCCAGAGTCACCAGGCATTTTACCTTTGCCCAATATCTGGATGCGCGAAATTACCCGGACGGCAACCCAGAAGCTGATCCCACCAAAGAAAAGCTGGATGTTTACTACATCGAAAACAAAACCAGCGAAGACGACGAAATTATTCAGTTTCAGTTGTCCTCGCCGGCAGACCTGCAGGGTATTCAAATCCCAACGCGCCAAATCCATAGCCTGTGCACCTGGTGCATTCGTGGGCAGTACAGAGGCCCGTCATGTGGCTATACCGGCACAAACTATTTTGATCAGGATGGCAACCCGGTAGACGACCCGTCAAAGGACGACTGCGGCGGCCTGCTCAGTGACTGCAAAAAACGCTGGGGCGCAACAGAGCAATTGCCGTTTGGTGGTTTCCCCGGCTCCGCATTGCTGAAGAGGTGATAATGCGTAAACAGATAATCAGCGCCGTTCTGGCGCACGCGGAGGCAGAGTATCCGCGAGAGTGTTGCGGGCTGGTGGTGCAAAACGGCCGCAGGCAACGGTATATTCCTTGTCGCAATCAGGCGCCGGAACCGACTGAACAATTTAGCCTGGCTCCAGAGGATTACGCTGCTGCTGAGGATAGCGGCACAATCATTGCGATTGTTCACAGTCACCCCGATGCGACCACCCAACCCAGTCAGCTCGATATAGCGCAGTGTGACAGGTCACAATTGCCTTGGATCATCGCCAGTTGGCCAGAGGGGGATATTCGTGAAGTCATGCCCACGCAGGGCATCAAGCCGTTGCTGGGGCGTCCATTCGTGCATGGGTTCTGGGATTGTTACGCCATAATCAGAGACTGGTATCAGCTCGAGCGTGGCATTACGCTGCCGAATTTTAAACGGACAGATGGCTGGTGGGATAGGGGGGAAAACCTCTATATGAAACTTTACGCCGAGGCGGGCTTCGTACCGGCATCGGGCGAGGTGCAGATCGGGGACGTAATCGTTATGCAGATTCAGGCACCGGAGCCGAATCACGCAGGCGTCTACCTGGGCGATGGGTTGATGGTGCATCACATGTATGGCCAGCTCAGTACGCGCGTTCCTTATGGGGGGTACTGGTCAGAACGGACGATCACCGTTTTGCGGTTCAAAGGGTGACATACGCACGTAAACTGCTAATATTGAGAGGGTTTTATTTTATAGGAAAAAATTCAAATGAGAACTATAGGTTTTTTATTGCTCGCTGTAGGGGTGATTTGGCTATTAATTGCCTTTAATATGGATACTTCTGTTGCTACTGGGTATGGCGAGCGTGTAAATAATATAGGTCTGATAGCATCTAAGCAAAATCATATGTTAATAGCCTCTGTGGTCTCTCTCGGAGCTATTCTTATGGTTATATTTGGACGGGAGTCATCAAATGACGTCGGAACAAATGTAAAGTGTCCATATTGCGCTGAAAGGATTAAGTCTGATGCAATTAAATGCAAACATTGTGGAAGTGATGTGGCGGAGAAAATAAAGGCACAAGATGAAAGTAAGTTTTCTTTCAATGGCTTTGATTTCAGTTCATTGCTATCCAAGCAGGATGGTTTGTCATTGATTGACGATGAGGTTAAGAGTCTGGCTGATAAAATAAAATCTATATCTCAATCAAAAAGAGCATCACATATATTTGGTGAGCATCAGTCTGAAATCACATTTTTAAAATACAAGCTACCTTCTAGTGTTCAGAGTGACTTTATTAAAAGACTGAAGTACTGGCTTGCAAAATAAATTATTGCGATTGATAAAGCCGCCTCCGGGCGGTTTTTTATTGGAGGTAGAATGCTGATATTAATCCCTGAAGTGAAAATCATCCGTCTTTATGGTGTCCTCGGTGAAAAATTTGGCCGTGTTCATCGATTTGCTGTGGATTGTCCTCAAGAGGCTATTAAAGCTCTATGCGTGAATTACCCTGATTTACAGAAATTCCTTTTAGAAAGTAAAGACCGAGGACTAACTTTCGCTGTTTTCGAGGGAAAACGTAACCTAGCAAGGGATGATTTATCCTTCCCTTCTAATGGGGATGATATCCGTATAGCTCCTGTCATCGTAGGTAGTAAAAAGGCAGGGATTTTTCAAACAATTCTGGGTGCTGTGCTGGTCGTCGCTGGTGCTGTTATAACAGCTATGTCAGGTGGTACCGCTACGCCACTGACCAGTAGCATGATGATGTCAGGCGCCGCGATGATGCTTGGCGGGGTTATCCAAATGCTTTCGCCTATGCAGGGCGGATTGGCTTCACGTCAAGACCCAGATAATAAACCTTCATACGCATTTGGTGGCCCGGTAAATACCATTGCGCAGGGTAACCCGGTTCCGATCCTCTACGGTAAGCGCCGCATTGGTGGCGCCATTATCTCCGCTGGCATCTATGCAGAAGACCAGCAGTAATAAAACACGCTGATTAACAGAACCCGCTCCGGCGGGTTTTTTTACGCCTGGAGAAAATAATGCACGTCATTGAAGGCCGCAAAGGTGGCAGCAGCAGCCCCAGCACCCCGACAGAATCACCCGATTCTTTGCAGTCCACCTCTTACGCAAAAATACTTCTGGCGCTGGGCGAGGGAGAGTTTGCCGGCGAACTTGATGGTACCCGAATTTTTCTCGATGGCACTCCGCTGACGTCAGCAGATGGCACTGAAAATTTCCCCGGCGTGAAATGGGAGTTCCGCTCAGGTACAGCACATCAGGATTACATCCCCGGAATGCCTGATGTTGAAAATGAAATCACGGTCAGTACCGAGTTGACGAGTGATCGCGACTGGGTTCGTTCGGTGACCAATACCCAACTTTCTGCTGTGCGTTTACGGGATTCTTGGGCGCAATTACAACAACAGCAGGATAATGGGGACGTTGTGGGGTATCGCATTGAATATGCGATCGACGTTGCCACCGATGGCGGCGCTTATCAAGAAGCTCTGCGCACTGCTGTTGATGGTAAAACAACAACAAAATATGAACGTAGTCACCGTATCGATTTACCCCCGGCTTTAACTGGCTGGCAGGTTCGCGCTCGTCGTTTGACGCCGAACAGCACCAGTAATCGTATAGCCGATAAGATGGTTATTGAGGCCATTACAGAGACGATAGATGCCAAATTGCGCTATCCAGAAACAGCGCTGTTATTTATCCAGTTCGACGCAAAGCAGTTTCCTAATATCCCGCAAGTTTCCTGTGAGCCAAAAGGCAGAATTATCCGCGTGCCATCGAATTATAACCCTGAGACACGGGAATATACCGGGGTGTGGGACGGGACATTTAAAACAGCATGGACGAATAACCCCGCCTGGATATCCTATGACCTGATGATAAATGACCGGTTCTCGATCGGAACTCGAGTAAAGGCTGAAAACCTCTCGTTGACGAAATGGGACTTGTATCAGATTGGGCAGTACTGCGATCAGTTAGTGCCAGACGGACGGGGTGGCGACGGCAAAGAACCACGCTTTCTTTGTGATGTTTATATCCAGTCACAAGAGGATGCCTGGAACGTATTGCGCGACATCGCGTCCATTTATCGCGGATCTACCTTTTGGGCAAATAACGGCATGAATGCCCTGGCTGACATGCCCGCAGATGTTAAATACATTTTCACCCGCGCCAACGTTAAAGATGGCAAGTTCACCTATGCCAGCGCCAGCGAGAAAACGCATTACAGCACCTGCATGGTGAGCTGGAGCGACCCGGCAAACGGTTATCAGGACGCGATAGAGCCAGTCGCAGAACAATCACTAATTCGACGTTATGGCATCAAACAAGCTGACCTGACGGCGATCGGGTGCATTCGAAAGTCTGAAGGTATCCGCCGGGGTAAATGGCTGTTACACACCAACGACAAGGATCGCCTGGTGTCATTCACCGTGGGCCTTGATGGCAAAGTGCCGCTGCCTGGTTGGATTATTGCCGTAGCTGATGAAATGCTCGCAGGGCGTCCGCTTGGTGGCCGCATCAGTTCAGTAGATGGCCGCAACATCAACCTTGATCGGGTTTCCTCCGCAGCTGTTGGCGAACGTTTGATTTTGAACCTGCCAAGCGGGAAAGCAGAGGGGCGAACCATTGCGGCTGTATCGGGTAAAACCGTTACGGTCACGACGGCATATTCTGAAACGCCGGTTGCTGAAGCCGTGTGGGCAGTTGACGCGTCAGACCTTGCACTGCAGCAATTCCGCGTAACCGGCATTAAAGAAGGCGATGACGGGGTTTCTTTCGATATTACCGCAGTCGAGCATGACCCGAATAAATTTGCAAAAATCGATACTGGTGCGCGGATCGAAGATCCGCCGATCAGCGTTATCCCGCCTGGTGTGCAGCCGCCGCCGAAGAATGTTCAGATAAGTGAGTCGTCAGCCATTATTCAAGGGCTGGCCGTGGCCACACTGCGTGTTACATGGGATCGGGCTGAAAGCGCTATTGCTTATGAGGCCGAGTGGCGAAGGGACAATGGCAACTGGATACCGGCCCCGCGTACGTCAACCCTCGGCTTTGAGGTTTCCGGTATTTATGCTGGTCGCTATCAGGCTCGCGTACGTGCCATAAACCCTTCCGAAATTTCTAGCGTGTGGGCGAACGCGCCCGAAATGGCGTTAACCGGGAAGTTGGGAGATCCGCCGGCGCTGGCCAGTTTCACGACGGCAGGCCAGGTGTTCGGCATTGTGTTGAACTGGGAGTTCCCGCTCGGGGCCGAGGATACGCAGCGGACTGAAATCTGGTATAGCCAGAACTCAGATGGCAGCAACAAAATGCATCTGGGTGATTATGCCTATCCGCAGCGTAGCCACACGATGACGGGTCTGGCTGCTGGTGTGAATTTCTGGTTCCAGGCGCGTCTGGTGGATAAGCTGGGAAATACAGGGCCGTGGACGGGCTGGACGCAAGGAACGTCAAGCGAAGACGCCAGCGAGGTATTGGACTACCTAAAAGGGAAAATCACCGAAACGGAGCTGGGGCAGGAACTGCTGGGGCCGGTTGAAGATGCCGGAAAGTTGAAGGATATGTGGTCTGTCAAAGTAGGCCAGACTGTTGACGGTAAGCTTTACACCGCCGGGATCGGCGTAGGCGTTGAAAACACACCGGAAGGAATGCAGAGTCAGGTACTGATATTGGCTGACCGGTTCGCCGTGCTGAATACTGCAGACGGGCAGGGTTCGGCTGTATCAGCCCCGTTCGCAATTGAAAATAACCAAGTTTTCATGAACTCGGCGTTTATCAAAGATGCATCGATAACCAATGCAAAAATTGGCGATTGGATTTCATCATCTAATTATGATTGGGTTACCGGTAAAACCGGCTGGTTGATAAATAAAAATGGTTGGGCATCTTTCGCTGATTGTGATGTTCGCGGAACAATAACGGCAACGTCAGGGGAGTTCAATAACGGAACTTTTAGTAATTGCCACATCCTTGAAAACTGCATTATCGACGGTAAGTTATCAGCCGCCAATATTGAAGGTAACCTTGTCCAAGGAAATACTTTCGGTTTCACAATCGCAAATACAAACGGCCAGAGAATAATACGCTATGAAGGAAATCCGCTAATGCCCATGCGGATTTATGGTTATGTTATGGCCGTAATGAACCGTCAGCAGAAAACAAAAGTTTACTTCAATGGAAATGAAGGTTCTGCCGTTGACGGGTTATATATCGCAAGGAACGGAGATTCTGCAAGCAGTTATTCATATACGACAATGTTCAATTTTTCCCGTGACGTAGCTAAAGGTGAAGGGCTTGATATTAATGTGCATGCAGGCGCACTAAACCAAGGTTCGGGAGAGTCAACGCAATACACGATAATGATTTGGGCCACACCGCAAAACAGTGGCTTCTCGGTTGAATACCCATAATTGAAAAAACAACCCGCTTCGGCGGGTTTTTTACTGGAGAAAATATGGCTGTTTTAATCAGCGGTAAACTCATCGGCCCGAATGGCGATCCGCGCCCCGGTGTAACCATTATGCTGACAGCGGTCAAAACGTCATCGGCAGTAGTACACCTAGCACCGTCCAGTTCTACTACCGGCGTAGATGGCAACTATTCACTGTCTGTCGAAGTCGGCACGCATAACGTAATGATTGAAGCGTATGGGCGCCCATTCGAGAAGGTTGGGCAGATAACGGTTTATAGCGACTCAAAGCCAGGGACGCTCAATGATTTTTTGACTACTCCCGGTGCTGATGAGCTGACGCCAGCGATTGTTGCCATGGTTGATGATATGCGGGCAGCAGCAGCAGCATATGCTGCGATTGCTTCTGATGCAGCAACCAGAGCCAAAGATTCAGCAGAGAACGCACAGAACGTCGCAGACGCCAACACCTACTACACATCACCGTCAGACCCTGATGGGACGATTGCTGGGATTGCCGGGACGCCAGATGGGAAAATGTTTCGCGTCGCAATTCAGGATGGGTCTGGCGTGACCGTATCGTTCAATTATTATAAAAATGACGCGGGCACTGCTATTTTCATAAATTCCGACCCCAGTAAAAGATTTGTTGATGCCACGAATGAAACTGCAAATCTTGCTATGGCTGGCGTTGATGAGTTTAATTCACTGCGCTTGTATTACACACTGAACGGAAACGGGCAATTCCCTTTCTATTTGGGAAATGGAACTGATGGTGCATTAGCGATAGATAGGGATCGCGGGGCGTGGTTTGCTGGTTTGCAGGCCGCAATTCAAGATTATGTTAATCAGTTAATTCCTCGAGCGGTCGGTGCGTATTACAAAGGATTAACCCATGTAATTACAGACATCACCGGGAAAAAAGCATTGCAGTATTTCGATGCTGATAATGCCGCGCACTTTGCCGGATTAAGCGAATCACTACAAGCGCACGTCATCCAGTTAATCCCTCGCGGACAGGCTGTAAAATATCGCGATACCGCACATGTGTTTACCGATGAGACTGGCAGGGCTGGGTTTGGTCGCATAAATCGACGCGGTGAATGGTTTATCCCAGGCGTTGATGGGCCGCTGCAGGATGCGATCGGGAAAACGTCAGCCGATATTAAGATGGTAAACGGCAAGCCCGCCCTGTTCTGGAAAGGGGCTCAGGTGTGGAATGATTATTACGTCACCAGTGCCAGGCCGGTTTCTGATAATGCCGCGCTTTTCACTTTTGAAAAAGACGATGGCACCGGCAGTTCAGGATTGTTGTTCATTCCAAGCATTCGTGAAATTCCAGTTACCTCAGCATTTATTCTTTGCTACATCTGTTTGGGGCAGAGCTTGGGTGCTGCATTTGATAAACCTGGGCAAAATATTCGCGTTGTCGGCGCTGACCCATTGCTACGCGGCCGCTGTTTGTCTCCGTCAGGCCGCGCTGACGGCAACAGTGCTCCTGTTAGTAAGACTGATTTAGACCGTATCACGGACATGGGATACAACATCGACCGCCAGGGCCACAATATCCCGCTTGCGAATGGGCTGATGTACGAAATGCGCGATTCTGGTATGAATCTGCCGACGATTATTAATGCGCCCTGTAACGCAGGTGGGCAACCTCTGTCTGGTATATCTAAGGGGACGTTCGCCTACACAAAAAGCTTGGCGATGCTTACGCGCATAACTGAGCTTGCCAATTCAATCGGGAAACCATTACGTAACGATTTCATCCTTTTCGAACATGGAGAAACCGATAACGATAACGGAAATTGCCCAACGCCGGGAAGTTACCTGTCATTGCTCGGCCCATATTTTAATGATTGTCTTACCGACTTCAACGGGATCACTGGCGCCACAACCGGCCCGATTATCGTGATTGACCAGGTAGGCAGCCGCATCAATACAAAAGCCAACGATGTAGATGATGAGGGCAACCCGATTGGCGCTCCGATCGTGGTGCAGCCGTATTCTGTCACCGCCACCGATCAGCTCACATATGTTCGACAGCATAGTAACTCTATTATGTGTGGCACGAAATACTGGCTCAACTGTTTGTACAACGACGGCTCACTGTCTCACCTGAACCAATACGGCAAAGTGTTGCAGGGTGAGGCTATTGAAAAGGCGGTTTATTGGCACCTTTATGACCCTGTGCGAAAGGGAACCTGGAAGGGAACACGGGTGCAGAGTATCGCTGTCAACGGCAACGTGATTGACGTTAAGTATTACGTGCCGTTCCCGCCCCTGGTCATCGACACCGACTTCCTTGGCGACTGCGCTGGAAAAGGGTATTCCTTGGAAACAGGGAGTGCGTCGGTAGTGTCGGTGGCGGTTGTCGGCGGTGATACTGTCCGTCTGACACTCGACCAGGTTCCAGCGACCACAGACCACTTGCTAATCGGGTTCACAAACACGATACAGGCGAATAACGGAAATACCTACCCGCTGGTTTGCGTGCACGATTCGTCGCCTTGGGTATCACGTTACATCACGAAAAACAGTAATCCAGTTCCGCTCTATAACTGGGCAACCCTCGATCGCATTCCATTAACTGGGGAGTTTTAACATGGCAACAGGCATTAATACCGGCGTAGCATTCAACACTAGCCGCTGGGCACCAATCGATCTAACTGGACTGATTCTGAATGCGACAACGCTTTTTAATACTCATAAAGCCCGCGTTCTTGCCGATGGCGGCATCATTCCAGACGAAGCTGGTTGTCTGGCACGTTTTAAATTGCTTGTTGATAACGGTATGTATGAAAATATCGCCGTTTCATTAACGCCGCGGTTTGGCCTCAAACTTGCCGGTGATGGCGTTTCTGTACAGAAAATTTATAACCTCTCTGGCCCTGATTTCATCAGCGTAACTCAGGCCGGTAGCTGGCTGCCGCAATGGAATTCGGCAACTGGCTCTGTTCGCGTGCAAGTGAATTCATCAGTCGCAGGTTATCTCCAGTCTGCCAGTAATATCACGGTTCAGGTTGGCAATTCATACATTGTCAGTTGTGTAGGCAAAGATACAGATCCAACTGACGCGGTTGGTCTGACACTCGGCGCGGTGATCGGTAATTTGCCGATGGCCTATTGCCGTATCCAAAAAACACCGACTCAGGATGAGGCGTATCGATACGGTACGCGAGATAGTGCGTATACGAGCCCCAGCAGTGCCGGCGGCGCGGTCAGTGCCGTTAAAACGCCGTACATCGATTATCAGCCGTCTGCCGCATTTTTCGATGTCAGCTCAGGGGTAGTTATGCCGTTTGACAACGGCCGCGCAGGAACACCGGCAACGGCAACAACGGGAGCACTTTACGCGATGCGTTCTGCTACACCGGTGATAATCGGCAATCCAGCATTCACAGGGTCAGTTATGCAGAACTGCGATGGTTCATTCAGGGACTTCACGATCCTTAGCTCTGCTCAATCAGCGGATGCTCTAATTTTATCGCGGATTGTATAGCTCATGCCGGGATGGACCCCGGCTATTTGAAAAGCTTGTAATAATCAAACTCCATCGCCGCCTCAACAGCGCTTCCTTGGGTTGGGAATGGAGTTTCTACTATAAGCGGCCAGCGCCCTTTATGCAGAAAGTAGACCCAGAACTTTCCTTCCTCGTCTTCACGCAAAGCGAACATGGGAGGGCTGTTGATCGTTTGTGACGGGTACCGGTCGTTTTCTGTCAGAAGGAAAATCTGCCTTCCATTTATTTTAAGACTGCCCATCAGACATCAGTGACAAGCCACTGATCCGATTCTTCAAACATTTCTTCCAGCATCCGATTCAGCTTTTCTTTGTCGCTTTTACTGGCGTCAGTGTTCAGGCTGTTTGCCTGCATTGGTTTTACTCGAACGTCAGCGGCAGGAAAAATGCCGTGAACCCGCTTGGTCAGTTCTGCCTTGATCATTTCAGCGGCTCCAGGGAGTTCTGCCACATTGCGTTTATCAAACACGAGCTCTACGAACAT